AGGTTAGGCGTTCCGTTCTGCAGGACTTCGTAGAAATTCGGTCCCGAGATGGCGAAGTAGCGCCCGTTGATTTCTATTTGTCCGCGCAGTGGGCCGGGAGGCAGCGTCACGAACAGATTAGTTCCCGGGCAAGGATAAAGAGCCATGGCAGACTTGCCGTAGTTCGATTCTATCGTTTCCAGATACCAGTTCATGGTGGTCTGACAGTCCGCCGTGAGGGACTGCGAGCGATACGACGGACCGATCAGGCCGAACCTTGCCACCTTGGCTCCTTAGTCGGAAACGATAACCGCAATCGCAAGCACGGGACCGGACACGTCGAGCCACACGTTGCCGCTCGGATCGTTGTAAATATCGGGACTGAACGGCCCGCACAGAATCGTTTCTCCCGCGGGGATGTCGATCATGCGATCTGGGACTTTCAGGCCGTTCGATGCGTCTCCGTCCACGTAACTCTGCGCGTGAATCGTGGCCGCAAGGTCCGTCACACCCTGGTTGGTGAGGGACAAAAGCGTGTTTCCGTTGTTGGCGAAGGAATTGCCGTTCACGTTGTCAACCGCCACCGGCGCAAGGGACGTGCCCGTGCGCGAGGCCTGCACGACTGCCATTGCTGTCCGAGCCATAAATCCTCCTTACTGCTGAACGTATTGCAAAATCCCCTGAATGTTGACCGTCGTTCCTGCGCTCAGCAGACAGACTCCGTTAGAAGCCGGCGCGGTCATGGAAGTGCCCGGATCGGCGAGCGAGATGACAGTCGGTCCGGTCGCAGTGGTCACATCCCCTGCTCCGAACGAACCGGTCAGCACGGTCGGGCTCGAGCAAGCTGCTCCGGTCCCATATTCAAGCTGCGCCGTGTCGGCAGACGTCGCCGAGGGGGCAATGGTGACCGTGAATCCGCAGACATAGACCGCCTTAGTGCCAGAAACGGCTACCAGCGATGTAGTTGTGGGCGTGACGACGTTGATTGGCACGCTGGACTTCAGCACGGAGGGGTTGTCGCAAGGATCAGTGGTTCCAGCGATGTTCGCGACGGATACCGAACCAGCCGCACCAGGCGTCGAGGAACCCGGGGCCGTCGCTGCGCTCGCCTGCAGGTTGATTCCAGCGTTTCCGCTTACGAAGGCGGAAGCCCGCACCCGGCAATCCGTCATGGCCGAGACGTTGTAGGCCGTGACTCCGGTTGCGGTGAGAGTCGCGAGTGTCGTCCAGGTGACGCCGCCATCGCCAGAGCACTCATACACCAGCGTCTCAGAGAAAGTTCCGGTAATCGTGACGGACTCCGTGCCAGCCGTAGGAGGCAGCTTCATCCAGACGCAGCTCGATACCGTTGCGCACGCCGCCGAAGAGGCGACGATGTTCCCGCCGAGGGGATTGGCCGTCAGTGAAGTCGTGCCCTGCCCGAATGCGACCGGCGCGAGCAGCAAAATAAGTGGAAGCAGCCAGCGTTTCATGTTCGTCACCTCGTCAATCCCGTGTGGTAATTCCAGTTGGATCTAGGCCTTGCAGTGCTCGGCCCTCCGAAATCGTCCAAACTGATGCGCGGGGGCTGGGCATTGAGCCCTGAGACAGCCTGGCGCGCCTGAAGGGCTGCAGCCACGAGAACCTGATTCGGGGGCTTCTCAAACGACGGGCAGAGCAGTTCGGCGAGCGTCAGGGTAATCGCCAGCTCGTACCCGGGCGGAAAGATGAACTGCGTATCGAGCGTTGCGGCGCCGGATAGCGGAGTCTCAATCTCAAGCTCCACGCCCCATGCGTAATTCGGCACAGGCCAGAAGAAGATGTTTCCCAGCGGCCAGTCCATGCGGTAGTAGTAATCCGTTGGCAGGGAAGTAGTTATGGCCTGGACGCGGTTCGCGGCCCACCAGTCGGAATCTCTCTTTGCAAGCGGGAACCTGACGATCGGCGTCACGTTGTTCAGCAGAATGTTGATGTTCTTGATGCGCACTGGGCGCTCGGTGTTGACCGGGAATGTCGGCGCGCCGACCGAATACGGCCCGATGGTGTGCGAAACGAGGTTCGGGACCAGCAGGTAAGGCGCCGCGGGGATGGCCGGATTGCCGTTTCCCGCTGGCACGCCGGGAGAAGCGCTGAGCAGGTCGAGCGCGAATATCTTGTCGCGCTGAGTGCTCCACATATCCATGATCTGATTGAACTTGCTTAGAACAAAGGCCAATTCCAGCGCAGCCGGGACCTCGCCGGGCGCCACGACGTTTATTTCATAGAGAGCGTTCGTGCAGATTTGCCGAACCGTGTTCGGACCCGGGGGGATGGGGAGCGGACCCGGCAGTGACGGCGGTACTACCGGACCCGGCACTTATTTCACCGTCGCGTCTTTTGCCGCCTGCTTCGTGGATTTCGAGTGTTCGCGCTCTTCCGGCTCTTCGCCTTCGACTTCTTCTTCCGAGACGTATTGCGCCTTGGCAAGAGGATCAAGTAGCGCATGAATGTCCGCAGTGGACGTCACCCAGCCTTTTGGGAGGGCCTTTTCCTCGCCCGAACTCTTCACGATGCGCGTGATGTAGCCCTTTGGGCTGACCTTGCTGGCCTTGTAGGCCATCTTCGGGAACTCGTAGGCGCCATCCCCGCGCGGATTTTCGATGTCCACCGGCCCGTGATAGTCCCGAGGCAGGGTCGTGTTCTTGGTTCCTGAGAGAGCCTGAGAAGCTGCGATGATCCTGCGCGCGGCCGCCAGTTCCTCGGCGCTAATTGCTGCTGTCGGCATTTCGTCTCCTTACGCGAATGAAGATACGCCAGTCTGTCCGACGACTTGCCAGGTCCCATTCATGGCGCGCAGCGTGACGCCGGCCCCGCGGAATGAGCTCAGGTTGATCACCGTCTTGAGCGTGGCCACTCCGTTCGCGATACAGGCCGTCGCGGCTGTGATTGTGTGGGCATTGGCCGTGTCGGAATAGATCGCCACTGTCAGGTTGTCGTCCAAGCCGACAATCGGGGTGGGCATCGTGATGGCATCGACGCCGGCCGTTTTGATTACGTAATTGCCCCCGGCATGGCCGCCACCCACGTTCGCCGAGGGGACAATGGCATCGGTGGAACCGCTAATATAAGTCGGCGGTCCCTGGAAAGGATCAGCGTCGAGTAAGTCCTGCTGGCAATCCTGCGTGTAAGCGCCTCCCGCGGCGCGCGCGCCGATGCCGCGCGGACCGGCCAGAATGCTGGAGGTCTGGGGCGCGATGATCGTCGTGCCGAGGAGCAGAGGCAGCGACATGATTGCCACAAAGACTAGAGCGATCAGCAAATGCATCAGATCCTCCTGAAATTTAGGGGTGATCCCGGCTCACCCCTCGAAGCCGTTCAGATTACGGGTTTATTTCGTACCACTTGCCGTCTGTTCCGTTCCACAGCCAGCATTCCTCGACTCCCGCTACCCCGGTGGTCGTTGCCCCGATGTTGTTGCCTGCGGTCGTGGGCCACGCGCCGGTCGGGATTACGCAGAACTCACCGCCCACGTTGCTGTTCGCCGTGGCAGCGCCGTTTATGCCAATAGCGCCGTTTCCGGTAAACGTGAACGAGGTTGCCGCGGTGGTGCCGGTCAGCTTGATTACCGGCCCAGCGATAGGCTGAGTCGCGGTAGAAGCGGACGAGTTGAAATACGTGCCGGTTGGCAGGAATGGGTTATTGAACCCAGCCGTCCAGGTCAGGGACGTCGGGTTGCAAATCCACTGCGCGCCGGTACGGATGTTGACCCAAGGCGATGCTACGACGTTCGCAAGTACGCAGGGGGTGTTTGAAGGGAACGTGATCCCCTGCGAGCTTTGCGCGCCCGGGTCGGTAACGTAGAACCAGAACGCGCGGCCGGCCAGCACCATGGCGCCGGATGCGTGAGCGGAAGCGAGAGTTCCGCCTTGCCCGCGCTGAACCTGAAGCACCAGGCCGTTGACGGCCACGATGGTTTCAAGCTCACGGTCCACATAGATTTGCCAAGACGTCTGCTGGTTGATGGTCGCCGTCTGGTTGAGCTGAATGCCTGAAAGCCCCGTGACGGATGCGACAGATGCGAACGTCGAAGGGACCGGAGGCGAGCCGGGGGCTGCCGGCGCGGGCTGCGCGGCCGTCAGCGTGGTCTGGATCAGGTAGTTCTGCTGGGCGAATGTCGGGCACAGCATCACGACCATGGCCACGAGCAGGGCAAGAGCGACTTTGTTCATTGTTTTCATGTTCTTATGCCCCCACCATGCGGACCGAGCAGCTGTCCGCGTAGAGCTGGCCGAACCCGAACACCGAATCCCAGCGGTTGATCATTTTGGCTTGCACTGGGTCCCACATCCTGACGAACCGGAGTGCGGCCCGCGTTTCCGGATCCCTGGTCTGGCTGGTCATTTCCGTCGCTCGCGGCTCTTCGAGTTTCACGGCAACGAATCCGAACGCATCGCCGTGAATGACGAGGCCCTGAGCGCCCGACTTGCCGTTCGGTGAGGCTGTCCCGGGCCAGAAGGTGACCGTCGCGCCGTTGACCGGCAGGGCGTCCACGTTCTGATACTGCGATCCGGGTCCGAACAGGGCCGGGGAAACAACCAAGTAATCCGCCGCCGCGCCGCCGCCCGTCGCAACGAGGGGCTGCAGCACAACGAACGTCTTGGCGATGGGCGACAGGAACCTGCGCGTCATCGGGTTCACCAGGTTCACGTTGGCAATCGAGAACACGTCACCCGCGTTGACCGCATCGCCAGCCGTGAGGTTGACGCCGATCTGGTTTCCGCCATTGTTCACGTTGGTCGTGTTTACGGTGAAGGCGCCGGCAATGGTTCCCGCGGTATGACGCCAGAGCGACATGCACTCGTAGATGTCAAAGCCGTGGAGCTTGCCGAGCGAGCCTTCCTTGAACTGCTTCGAGATGTCGTCCTGCGGGTTGAGCAAGGATTGCAGGTTCGGCACCATCGAAGTCGAGAACTGGGGCGGGATGCAGAGCGACTTTTCGCCTCCCGGGGGGCACGCAAGCTCAAACAGACGCTGGCGGGCCTGTGCGAAGGTCGTTACCGTCGTGGGGTCTGTTCCAAGCACGCCCACGATGTTGTTGGCGTTCTGGTAGGCAAAATGCGCGGCGCGGGAATCCGTTTCCTGGGCCATTTGCGCGACGGCGGGCTCCAGGTATTGCTTGCGGATTTCCTCTTTCGAGCGCTCCATGTTCAGAGCCTGCTCGAAATCGTCCCACTCGAAGTCCACGCCCATGATCTGATTGCAGTTCACGGTGGTGGTGAGCCGGTTGATTGCCTGGGGGTTGTAACCGAGTCCGTCGCGAATCGTGAAGCGCTGCGGGATCTTGACCTGCGCGACAGAGCCGATCGGAAACTCCTGCTCGAATTCCTTCTGCCATTCCGTGTTGAAGCACGAAACGACTTCGAGCTTGTTGAGCAATAGCCGCAGGGCCTCCATCGAAACCCATTGCGGGAATGCAAATGTGTTGGGCATTAGCTCGCTTTCCTCTTGGCGAACTCTTCGGCGTTGGCAGCCGATTTGTACGCCTTGAAATCCCCATTCTTCTCCGCGCGTTCGACGGGATCGGCCGGGGCAGTTGTGCGACCACTGATCGTGGTCGCTGGCGCTGGTGCGCGTGTCACTGCGGTGGTCGAGCCTTCAGCCTTTTCTTCCTTCTTGGGCGGTGCGGGGGTTTCAGTGCCGGAAAGCAGCTTGTCCTCGAGTTTGGTCAATTCGCGGGCGGCGGCAAATGGCGCGAGGGCCTGAATGCGCTCGACTTCGCCAGGATTCTTTGCCAGAAAGTACAGCATGTCGGCGCCGATTTCCGAGTCGAGAATCCATCCATCCATGACGCTGCCAATTTTGATCGACTTGAGGGTTTCGTCCTGAAACCTTCCCTTTTCATCGACTTTGACGACTTCGCGCCAGTCTGAATGCTTCTCGGTCGCAATCTTCACCGAGTTGAGCCACCGCTTTTGAACGATCTCGTTTTGCGCAGCAACGCGCGCTTCTTGTGCGGCTTTCGCATTGGCCTTGTTCACGTCTGCCGTTACCTTGGCGACGAGATACTTCTCCATGGCCTCTTCAAAAGCCTCGTCAGAGGCGTACATCGGCTGTCCGGTCTTGAGTTCCACATCGTTGCGGCGAGGTTTGGCGACTTCCTCGACTTTCGCCGGCGCAACAACAGGGATCTTGCGCGCAGATTCCAATTCGGCTGCCAGCCGCTTGTTATCCGCGAGCAGTTCCTTGATGCGCGCCTCCGCACCCTTGTTGGGCTTGTGCTCTTCCTTCGCGACGACCGGGGCCGCGGACGTTTCAGACGCAGGCGTTTCCACCTTTGTCTCGGGTGTTTCCTTTGCAGCGGGTGACGATTCCGCAACTTCCGTCTTGGGAGGTGCTTCGGGTAGGTCGGGCAGCGCGCCCGTTTGGCGCCACTCTGCTTTTTGCTTCGGATTCAATGAGGAAAGGATTTCGCTGGGCGACGAATCAGCGGTTACTGTTGCCGTCTCTGGTGCCATCGTATCTCCGATGAAAGATTTCCCATCATCGGTTGACGAGGCCACATCCCGTCGTACTACCGAAGGCGTTTCGTCCCTTCGGTGGGAGCCTATCAAGCTCCACGCTAGGTGATAAGCCTAGGCGACTCCATCATCTCGCTGGCTGGCCGATATTGCGGCCAAACTCACTGAAATGTCAACAACATCGTTACATCTTGTGCGCGGCCTTGTAAGGGTCACCGCCGTGCAGCGCGCTGGCCGTCTTGAGCACGTGGCCGAAGTGCTTCTTGTTGATCGTGCCGACCGGCTCTTTGTCCGTGTGCAGCTTCTTCGAGCTGGGCGCTGCGCCGCCGCGGGACATGGTTTTCTTTTCCGCACCCTTGATTGCGTTTTTCAGCTTTGCCATGCGTCCTCCGTGAGCTACGAACTGCCGTTGCTTCCGCCCGAATTATTGCCCGAATCATCCGGTGGTGTCAACGCCGCAGCTTGCAACGCCTGATCTTTTGTTTGCTGATGTTCCTGGGCAGAGAGTGCGGTTTCGTGGGCGCGCTCATGGAAATCAGATGCGAGTTGCTCGAGTGCGGCCATGCGCTCGCTGAGATTCTGTGCCTTCGTGTTGATTTCGGCGACCGCCCTTTGCGTGTCCGAGTGGATTTGCTCTATCTTGAGCTTCCCCTGCATCTCCCACATCTTTGCGGCTTTTTCCTGCTGCAGCTGCTGGTTCTCCTGCTGAGCCTGCGTAAGTTGCTGTTGCATCTGGGCCATCTTGGCCTGCGCAGCGGCGGGCAATGGGTTGTTCTCGTCCTCCTGCGCAAACTGAGGTGGCTTCAGGCGTTCCGCGATCTGGTCGCCAATCGGCCCCAAGTTGCGCATTTTGACGACCAAATCGCCCACGAGCGGGAAAACTTCAGGAATCGTCAGAATCTGGTCGGTGAACTCCTGCGCTTCCTCGCGCTGGCTCTCGTGGCTCGGCCCGGTCGTAATCGTCACGTCGTGGTCGCCCTGATAGGGCTTGTTGAGCGGGGATTGCGGGTCGTTCACTCGCGCCATGCTGTGCGTGCCATCTTCCTTGCGCAGCGCGATGTCTCGCGGTGTGTCGTGGATGACCTTGAACACGTCATCAAGCTGCCTTCCGCCGAACTCGAGCGAGCGGTCGTAATTATCAATGAAATGGAAGCTGCCCTGCGCGCGTTCGCCCTGAATCCGCTCGAGAGCCACGCCTGATTTCTCGTTCTGGCGTTGCGCAGCGGTCGGTAGAGGAGCAATCCCCATTGCCGCCATGATCGAGCGTTTGCAGGCGTCTTTGGCTTCTTCGTAGGCCTCGAAGTTCGGGATGAACGGGATGCGCTCAGGCTTGATTGAGCCCGGCTGAAAGCCTTCGGGGATGCCGAATTCCACGTAAGCGGTCGGTTCATCGTTCAGCTTCTCCCACTGATCGGCAAACTCGCTGAACATGCCCTTCGGTCCCATATACGGGGCGTTGGGCGTCTTTTTGGCCTCCATCATCTCCTGCGAGGCATAATAGTTCAGAAGCCGTTGAGGATCGCGGGCGAGCCGGATGAGCGAGAACAGCATCCTCTTGCTGCCTGCGCCCTCG